TGTCAAATCATTGGTTGTTGCGTAACCCGACAAATCAGGCATTTGAGCAGGTGGTAACCCTGCAATTGCTTGCGTCAAATCATTAGTAGTTGCGTATCCTGAAAGGTCTGGCATTTGAGGCGTTGGTAAGCCCTGAATGGCTTGTTGTAAGTCATTAGTTGTAGCATAACCTGATAGATCAGGTGCAGAGACCGTTGGCAGATTAGCTAGACCCTGTTGGTTTGCGGTTATCTGTGCCTGTAAACCACTGGCATCAAACTGCGGTATGTTACTAAATCGGCTGTTTATATCCTGCCGTAGCTGAGTATCATCGTATGTATTGATGCCGCTTATCGCATCACTAAGTGCTGATGTCGTTGCGTAGCCTGATAAGTCAGGTGCTTGTGCAGCAGGTAAGTTTGCAAGACCCTGCTGATTAGCCGTAATTTGTGCTTGTAATCCACTTGGATCAAAAGCATTTACATTGCTAAATCTTGAATTAATATCCTGACGCAATTGGCTGTCATCATACAAGTCAGTTGTGCGCGCATAGCCAGATAAATCTTGTGGCTGATAGGTCGGTAAATTAGCAAGCGCATTGTTTAGTTGCTCAGTTGTTGCAAAACCAGACATATCTTGCGGTGCAGTAGGTTGCATTGCACTTAGACGTTGATCTAATTGATCAGCAGTGATGTAACCTGTCATATCAGGTGCTTGCGCTGTAAAACTAACACCATATGGATTTGCATCAGATATTGAGTAATTAGTAGGATCAAATGCCGTAAATTGACCGACATCACCTGGATCACCTGTCTGACTACCAGCACCTGCGTTGTTTTGCCCACCACTGTTAATACCACCGCCCATCATGCCTGTGCCAGTAGTACCACCAAGACCACTTTGAGGATTAACAAATAGGTTGTTGTATTGACGCGCCTGACCAGGGTTAGCGGCCTCGTAGTCATCTACTGCCTTTTGATACATAGGGTATGAGGAGTAGCCTTGTAAACCTGTGCGACTTGGTAGGCCATCAGCATCATAGGTCAACGGTGTTGCCTGTGGCATCCCTGCCATTGCATCCATTCCTGGGTCAACTAAACCAAATGCAGCGGCTGCATTAAGATTACTCTGCATTGCCTGTTGCTGTGGCTGAGTAAATCCAGCGACATCAGGACCCATGTATGGTTGATAACCAACCTTTTGTAGAGCCTCTGCCCTTGCCATGTTTCGTATTGATGGCTGCTGAATCCATGAAGGAATCTCTACCTGTGTTGTTTGGCTACCGCCTTTTCCACCTGACATATTAAATATCCTTTGCTAGTGTTGTGAACGCTTCTGTCCACCCTTGTTCTTTTAAAACCCTTGCCCAACCCCTACGACCTGCGACTGTCATGCCTGTACAGCCCTGTTGCCGTGCAAACTCAACCGCAGAGTCATCCATATCGGTAATCTGATCCTTCTCACCACCTGCTAGGAAGATGTGAAAAATCTTTTTGCGTGGGAATACAATAATCTCTGTTACAGCACAGCCCTTCTCTGCAGGCCAGAACTGCATCCGTCCAGTGACAATGCCTTGAACGATGTCTTCGTATAAATGAGTGCCGCCAGAATACTCAAGTGCTGACTCTATCCAAGGTCTGCAACGAGTAAGTTCATCATTGAGGTTCATTACTGTTTGCAGCGACTAATAGCAACTTGCACTGCAGGTATGGCTGGAATAGGCGATGATGCCGCTGTGTTAGGCAACGTCAAACCTGTGTTTGATACCGCATACATAACTTTTAAATAATGACCAGCACTAACCGAAACAAGAGCCGTGTGAGTGATCGTGTCATCATTATTGACAGATTTTTTTACCGCATAGCCATCTGTACCGTTGACATTTACCCACAAAAAACCTGTGTAACTTGAGCTAGAGGTTGCTTGTGCAGTAATGTCTACTTTTATCAATCCGGCTTCTGTGACGTTGATTTTTGTCGCATCCGAACCATCGATCGCAAGACCATCTGCCGCTGCCGCGCTGTTAAAGGTAACCGCAGTAGCTGTGTTAGCGTTAGAGGCTGTTTGTGTTTGCGTTGCATAGAACTGACCGCAGCCACCCTCTAATAATATTTGCCGATAGGCGTTTTCTTTAGATATAACTGGATACCCTGTGTTATTCCACAGTAGTAGTCCTTCGTTAATAGCTGAGTCACCTGTTAAAAAATACTTTAGCTGCGACTGCGTTAGCTGCAATGTGTCAACTAACTTTTTGCCCCAAACCTTCCAATCATTACCAATCGGGGGTGGTAACTGTGAACTCAACGCCTACCACCCTCAATAACATTTAACCGCATATTACCTGCGCGCCAGTTATTAATTTCTGAGCCGTTAATTAGCATCCGAACTTGTCTACCTTGGAATCTTGCACCCGTAGGATTAGCTAATGTAAACGGTCCGTGGCTTGTCTCATCACCGTTGGGATAGAATCGTGTTTTAAAGGTTAAACTGACCTCTCCCTGGGTCTTTTCATCAGGAATAATCTCGTTTACCTTCATGATGTTCTCGCCACTACCCATAACAATAGGACCAGACTCTAAATAGGGCGCAGAATCGTGCGTATAACCGAATTCATGGTTATAAAGATTACCAGATGGATCAAACCATAGAGGTGATCTAAACGCGCCTAAATCGACTCCTGTTGTCCTTGCAAGGGAGCCTATATTCCAATGCCCTTCCTTGTAATCATAGACAACATACTTGTTGTTCTCGTTTGAGTCATTTGATGGATAGAACCACCAAACCTCGCCAAACTGCGAGTTATGTATCGCGCATACCTTTGATCGTTGCGCCTCGTTAATATCGGTAAACACGTAATCAGAGACATCACACTGCATCTCTTGCACAGTGTTACCGTTATATTGGAAGAAACTACCTGTTCCCATCCAAAACGCACCCTGATCAACTGCAATCGCACACTTTGCAGATATTACACCACAAGCACTACCTACTCGCTCAAATGAGTAAACATAAGGAGGTCCAGCATAAGTTGCTGTATGAGCATCTAATGTTGTGAGAATCAATGCAGAGCCCTTACATCGCACACCGCACATAATTTCACCAGAGGTCTGTAACTCTATGTCACCTGCCTGGTTGGTAGTTGCTGCAGACCAGACATTGTTATTTTCACGATCTGACCAATTTACTTTTTGTGGATTACCACCAGAGGCCAAGGCAAACACAAAGCGCTCATCAGTCACCATTATTGCGTTATTACCTGTTGGCGCATTACTTAAGGCTTGTGCAACCGCAGAAGTACTTAACTGCCACTCATATATTTTGCCATCAGAGGATGAGCAAGCAACTAATTGTTGACCAAACGTATCAAGTGACCAGGTTGTTGCTGGTGTTGGTACTGCAGCATCTCTTGGCGATCCATAGGGATCATTACCGTAAGTTAAACCACCAAAACCATAGTTAGCAGGGGCATCAACCGATCCAGCAGTAAATCCTACTGGTGTGATGTCTTGGACCGCAGAACCTTGGTTTAGCGCATACAGTTTGTTGTGCGTACCGACAGCTATATGTGTTACCGCAGAGTGATCAATCCACGCAACCATGCCTCGTGGCGCAGTTGCCGTTGCCGTCGCCTTACGTAAAGTCCACCCACCAATAGGGCGCACAGAGCCGTTCTGCCAGCGTATAAAATTGCCGTCTATCCACCGACCAGATGCGTCAAGCTCTGTCCCGTGGTTATAGATGCCAGCAGGTAATTCTAGGGCTACAAGCGCCATAATGGGTTCCTTATTAATACGTCTTGATTAAGACTTTTTGACTTGCCTTGCTTTAGGCTTTACTGCTTTCTTCTTTGGTGCTGTCTTTTTGATTGGCTTAACATTAGCAGGCTTTGCTTGCTTAACAGGCTCCTCAACCTCTTTCTTGCCTGTTAAAAAGTTCCATATCTTTGCAAAAATACCCATAATTATGCCTCCGCAGCGACTTCTTCAGGTGCTGCATTTAGTGACTGCTGTAACCTGGTAATCCAATACTCTTTGCCACCTGCTAATTGATCTATATTAAATTGCATCTTGCGTATTTTATTTTCAATATCAGCGCAGTGGTTGACCATAACCTGCTCTTCTGCAGTCATGTCTTCTAACGTATATTCAACTTCGTTTATTACAATTGGGGTTTTTTCTTTTTTACCCATTTTGCTACTCCTTTAGTTTAAAATTAAAACGGTTTTCCCCATGCTGTTGAGGGGGTTTTTGACTCAGCAATCTGAGCCGCTATCTTCTCACCTACACGAGTGACTTCATCAGCACCTAGTGTTGCCTTTACCCACGATGCTACCTTTGCATTTGTAAGAGAATCGAACGCAATGTAACCAGACGCACTAGAATCTGGCGTATAAGACTCCATGCCCGATACCGTGCCTGTGTGGTCGCCATCAGTCTCTGATGCTGACCAAGCCGCATGAACAACACCCTTGTCAGAGTCGTTGGTGTATTCCATGTTTGTGATTGTCCAAGTTACTGCCATTTTGTTTCTCCTTTACGATGCTGTGTATCCGTTACCTGCGCTAATCGCTGAGTCAGTAGCGGTCATGCTCTCGCTACCCCAATCAGTTTTAGCTTTCATAAGCTCTA